TTTGAGGGAGCCCATGCCCGGCACTCGTGAAACCATCCTCGCCGCGCTGCACACCCTGCTGCAGGCGCTGCCCGCCACGGCCCTGCGCGGCGAAGTGCTGCCCGAGCGGGTGCCCGCAGCCGGCCTGCTGATCCTGCGCGACGGCGACCCGGGCGATCCCGAGGTCACGCTCTCGCCCCTGCGCTACCACTACCAGCACCGCGCCGAGATCGAAGCTGTCGCGCAGGGCGTTGACCGTGATGCGGCGTTCGACATGCTCTGCGCCAGCATCGGCGCGGCGATTGCCGCCGACAGCACGCTGGGCGGGCACTGCGACTGGGTCGAGGCGGAAGCGCCCCGCGCGGTTGACCTGCCGATTGAGGGCGCGGCCAGCCTGAAGGCGGCCATCATCACCATCGTGCTGCACTATTCTACCGTTGATCCGCTGGGCTGATCCCTGCGGCGATTTCACCACCCACCACAAGGAGTCCCCCCATGGCACGTGCGCAAGGCGCGCGGGCGCAAATGGCGCTGGCGTTCGAGACGATTTACGGCACCCCGCCGATCGGCGGCTTCGCGCGGATGCCCTTCGCCAGCACCACGCTTGGCGCCGAGCAACCGCTCCTGGGCAATGAGCTCTTGGGCTTTGGCCGCGACCCGCTGGCGCCGATCAAGGACGCGGTAACGGTTGATGGCGATGTGGTGGCGCCGATCGACGCGGAAGGCTTTGGCATCTGGCTGAAGGCGGCGTTCGGGGCACCGACCACCACTGGCACTGGTCCCTACACGCATGAGTTCCGCTCGGGCGGCTGGAGTTTGCCAAGCCTCTCGATCGAGACGGCAATGCCCGAGGTACCGCGCTATGCGATGTATGCGGGTTGCGTGCTCGATCAGCTCTCGTGGCAGGTGCAGCGCTCGGGGTTGTTGACCGCCACCGCAAAGCTGGTGGCGCAGGGCGAGACGGTGGGCACGGCCACGAGCGCGGGCACCCCAACGGATCTCGCGCTGCAGCGGTTCGGGCACTTTAACGGCGCGATCAGTCGCAATGGCGCGGCGCTGGGCAACCTCGTCTCGGCAGAGATCACCTATGCCAACAATCTCGACCGGATCGAGACGATCCGCGCCGATGGCAAGATCGAGGGCGCGGACCCATCCATCGCGGCGCTCACCGGGCGCATCGAGGTGCGCTTTGCCGATACCACCCTCGTGAGCCAGGCGCTGAACGGCGAACCTTGCGAGATCAGTTTTGCCTATGCGCTGCCCTCCGGCGAAAGCCTGACGCTCACCGCCCACGCCGTCTATTTGCCGCGCCCCCGGCTCGAGATCGCGGGGCCCCAGGGCGTGCAGGCGCGGTTCGACTGGCAGGCGGCGCGTGACGCCACGCTCGGGCGCATGTGCACCGTCACCCTTGTCAATTCAGCGGAGGCCTACTGATGCTGCGACTGAACCTTTCCGCCACACCCGAATGGCTCGAGCTTGCGCCGGGTTTGCGATTACTGCTGGCACCGATGAGCACCGCGCTGATGCTGGCGGCGCGCGGCGACCCTGCGCTGCAGGACCTGCCCGAGGATGCCAGCAATGATGCGCGCGGCATGGTCTTTGCTCGTGCCCTCGCAAGGCGCGCGCTGCTCGACTGGGATGGGGTGGGTGACACCACGGGCGAACCGCTACCCGTCACCCCCGAGGGGATCGACGCCCTCCTGGACATCTTCCCGATCTTCGATGCCTTCCAGACCAATTATGTCGGCAAGGGCCTGATGCTGGACGCTGAGGGAAACGCCTCTGCGCCCTCGCCGACTGGCAGTTCGGCGGGGGCGATCGTTACTGCGCAGCCTGTGACGGCGTCTGCCCCGACTGCCCGGCGCGGCTAAACCGGCCGCAGAGTATTGAGGGCGAACAGGTCTGGGACCTGGTCGGCCGCATCGGCGGCCAGTTGCGCATCGCAGGCTCTGCGGTGATCGGCTGGGACATGGGCGCGGTGCTGGCCATGGCGCAGGCGCTGGGCGTGAACCCCCGCGCCGTGGCCGAGTTCCTGCCCGGCATCGAAGCAGTGATGGTGCGGAAGATGAACGAACGATTGGGGAGTGGCGAGGATGGCTGAGAAGCGGATTTCTGTCCGGCTTTCCGCCGAGGGCGGCAAACAGGTCCGCGCCGAACTCACCGGCATTGGCACCGCCGGGGCTGAAGGCTTCGGGCGGGTGTCGCGCGAGGCGGAGGCGGCGAATGCGCGGCTGGCGGCCTTTGCGCGGCGTGCCGGGGTGGTTGCGGCCGCGATGGCAACCGCGGCCGCGGCAGCGGGGGTGGCACTGATCCGCTCGGGGCTGCAGGGCATCGATGCGCAGGCAAAACTCGCGCAGTCGATGGACACCACCGTTGCGAGCATCCAGACCCTCGCCTGGGCGGGCGAACTTGCCGGCGTGTCGCTCGGCGAGATCGAGCAGGCGGCCGGGATGCTGACGCGGCGGTTGAGCGAGGCCGCGACGGGTGCCGGGCCCGCGGTGGCGGCCTTGGGCAAGTTGCACCTCGCGGCAAAAGCGCTGCAAGCGCTGCCGCTCGATGAACGTATTGCCGCGATTCAGGATGCGCTGGTGGCTTACGTGCCCGAAGCGGAACGCGCCGCGGTCGCGTCGGACCTTTTCGGCGACCGGGCGTCGCTGGTGTTCACCCGGATCGATACCGCCACCCTGCGCCAGGCGAGTGCCGATGTACGGGCCTTCGGCGTCGTCGTCTCGCAAACCGACGCCGCCCAGATCGAGCGCACCAATGATGCGATCGCCCGGCTCGGGCTTGTCGGCCGCGGCATGGCCAACCAGCTCGCGGTGGCGGCAGCCCCGGCACTCGAGGCCCTCGCCAACGCAATGGCGCGGCTCGCGGCGGTGACCGGGCCGGTGGGTGGGGCAATCAATGCACTGCTCGACAACCTCGACCGTTTCGCCGCCTACGCGGGCGCAGCGGCGGTGGACCCCGGCGGTGATCGCGGGGGCGCTCGCGGTTGGTCGGCTGACGCAGGCACTGGTGCTCACGCGCGCGGCGCTCATTCGCACCGGCTGGGGCGCTGCCATCGTGCTGGCCGGCGAGCTGGCCTACCGGATCGGGCGGATGGGCGAGGCGGCGGACGAATCCTCTGCGGCACAAACCCGGATGAACGAAGCACTGGGCATCTACGCGCAGGTCGGCGGCCCCAATGCCCGCGCCGAGGCGATTGCGGCCACGCAAGCCTATGTCAATGAGGCGGCGGCCAAGCTCGAAAGCGCCGAGGCCTCGCTTGCCATCGCCCGGGCCCGGCGCGAAGAACATGCCGCCAATGCCGATCTGCGCGGCACCGATCTGCTTGCTGCCGCAGCAGGGCCCATGGGTGGCATGGATGCGGTGGTCACCGAGGCCGGGCTGGCGGACGCAATTGCCGCCACCGAGAAGCTGCAGGGCGAATTGGCGGCGGCGCGGGTGCGGCTGAAGGAACTGGAAACGTCCGATCCCGCCGCACCGCTGGTGGTGGCCGCGAACGCCGCCGCCAGCTTGAGCAGCCAGCTTGCGGGGGCCACCACGCGCGCGACGCGTCTCACGCAAGCGCTGGGCAAGGCCCCCGAGGCGCTCGCCAACCTGCAGGATCAGGCGGCGGTGATCTCGGCCGGGCTTAATGCTGCGGCGATGGGCTATGATCGGCTTGGGGTTTCCGCGGCGCAATACCGCGCCGGGCTCGAGCGGGAATATGGCCTGGCACAACTGACGCATTACGAGCAGCGGCAGCTGGCGCAAGAACAGATCGATGCGCGCGTGGCGCTTTATGAGGCGAACCAGAGACGGCAGGCGCAACTTGATGCCTATCTTGTGGGGTTGGAGGCGCTGCCCGAGGCTGAAGCCGCTGCTGGGGGTGCCGCGGTTGCTGCCGCCGAGCAGGCTGCGACCGGCTGGGCGGCAGTGACGCAGGCGCTGGGCGATTACGCAACCACCGCCATGGACTGGGGCAAGGGGCTTGGCGATACGCTGAACCGTGCCTTCCAGAGCGCGGAGTCGGCATTCAGGAGTTTTGCGATGACCGGCAAATTGGACTTCAAGGGTCTGGTGCAGTCGATCCTTGCCGATCTCGCCACCCTTGCCTTCAAGAGCGCCGTGCTCGGGCCGATCGCCAAATGGCTGGGTGGTGCCTTTCCAACGCTCTTTGCCCCGGTCAACCACGCAGGCGGCATGGTCGGAGCGGCGGGGCCTACGCGCGCGGTCCCGGCCCTCGCCTTCGCCGGGGCGCCGCGTCTGCATTCCGGCGGCTGGGCCGGGCTTGCGCCTGACGAAGTGCCGACCATCTTGCAACACGGCGAGCGGGTGCTGTCGCGTCGAGAGGTCGCGGCGGGGATCGGCTCCGGCGCGGGCAATGGCGGCGTCCACATCAGCATCGATGCGCGCGGCGCGGTGGCAGGTGTGGCCGAGCAGATCGATGCCAAACTGCGCGCCGCCCTTCCCGAGATCGCGCGCATCGCCAAGGCAAGCGTTGCCGATGGGCGGCGGCGTGGCCATGCGATTTGAGCGAAAGCATCCCCGATGATCCCGGAATTGCCACTGACCCTTGTCACCAGCCTCGAGCGCCGCCTCGTCACCGCCACCAGCCTTGCCGCCTCGCCCTTCACCGGATCGGCGCAGTTGCAGGACTGGGGCGGCGAATGGTGGGAGTATCAGATCGAGATGGCACAGACCCAAGGCCGCGATGGCCGCCGCCTTGCCGCTTTCTTCGCGCAACTGGGCGGTGCGCGCGGGCGGTTCCTGTTCCGCGATCCGGCGATCCTGCAAAGCCCCGGCGCGGGGGATCCCGTTGTCGACGGCGCTGGGCAATCGGGCAACTTGCTTGCCACCCGCGACTGGGCGCCAAATGCGCCCGCACTGCTGGCGGGGG